TATCTTCTGCCTTAGTGGAATGAAGCGGAACCCACTTGCCTTCTTGTTCCATTTCAATCAAAGCGGGATCAACAGGTCCCCTGACATTAAAAACAGTTCCGCCTTCGTTAGGAAGAGCCGTCTCTCGATTAACATGAATGTTGCTTTTATTTACTCGAAAAAGAACGGGACTTCCGCTGTACAGACGCGGATGTGTAGCGGTTTTGGCGTAGATACGAGATTGCTCAGGATTAGAATGAAACATAACTGATTGACCCTTTGATCCGGGGTCGGGATCAATCAATCCGTTTTTCTGTATACTTCCTAAATGCGTACTTGATGTGCCGTGATAAATGAATTGTCCGCTTTCATCTCTCGGATGATCCTCTTCATTCCATTCATCTTGGGCCATTATTGAATCTGCCCAATCAACGCACCAGCCTTCTTTCGCGATATAGCCTTTTACGCGTACGCAGCCATTTGGTGCATTGAAGAAGTAGCAATCGTCACAAGATTTATTCGGATCGGCCGCTTGCGATTTGTAATGAACCGCTTTTTTGTCAAACTTCTTGTACTCTGCTTGGTCGCCCGCAATCATTGGAATCTCAGGATGATTCGGATCGTATTTGTCGGAGGCTTGTTTTGTTTGCTTACCGAAACGAACCATAGTCGTCTCGTTCTCTCCCGGATAACCGTAAGCCCACGAAATGCCTTGAACTGGAAGAAAACCTTGCTTTACCAAATCATGAAGGCTGGCTGATTTATCTGGCTTAATGCGTACTGTTCCCGTGAACGCACCGGCAGGATTTGTTGTCCACGACTGAACTGCTTTGTCTACGTCGCCTTTTCGGTAAAGAGTATAATTTGGCGTCTGATATTGATATTCTTCTTCGGCTTCCCACTGCTGCCGCCAATTCTCATAAGCATCTTTGTTCCCATAATCTTCCCATTCTTTAGCAAAAGAAGATTCGGCTTTCTTTTTTCTCTCTTCGGCGCCGCCAGCGTAAGCATCCCAAGCAGCAAGCTGATAAAGCGCGGAATCTCTTAAAACAGCACCCACACCTTTATCGGGAGATGCTACTGCTTTGGTTAGTTCTACGTCAGCTTCTTTTTGCGTATGGTCTCGAGTGTGGTCGTGTAGTAATTTATCAGCCTGCTCAATATCTTGAGCAGAGTGCCCTAACGCCCGAAATAATTTATCTCGATCGGCAGGAAGAAGAAAGCCCACATTACTTCCGGTTGATCCAGCAGCATCTTTCAGTCCTTCCTCAAAAATGATCTTCTCGGGTTTTCCTTCTAATCGAGAAGAGAAAGACTTAGTAATTCCTGCTGCTTCTGTTGCGGCACCTGACCCAGCTGTTTCGCCTCCGCTCGTAAACTTCCCATCCTCATCTCGCGGATGGTCAGCCTCTTCAAATCCATCTTTAGCCATCTTCGGTTTAAACGTAATCCCATGATCGCCTTTGAACGGCTCTCGATGATCATGCGAACTTGCTAGGATCTCAGTTGGGATGCCATCAGGATACGCCTGGCAGATCCAGCCCTTACCGGTTGCTAATCCGCGAAAATGCGCACAATCAAAACATTGCGAAAGAAGAGTGCCTGAAGACACAAGTTTCTAACTTCCGCTAGCGGGACGGAAAGGAGTGCGCACTTTCACATTCTGCCCACAAAGGGCTTCTAGCTCTTCTCTGGTTGGAGCAGCAAGAATCATCTTATTGATTACAACTGGATTTAGAAGATTAGCGGAAATCCATTGCTCCCAAACAGTATCGGGAAAGTCGGAGGTAATCTGATAGCCGCCAACAATCGGACGAATCTGTCCCGCATTGCGATATGCTTGATCGTAGGCAGCATGATTACCATCAACAACATGCCCGTTGATATTCAAGCCGTTTGGCAGTTTACAGCCGATGAACATTTACTGCGCAGATGGAACAAGTTTACGATCGCGTGCTTCTTGCAGAGCCGCTTCCGCAGGACCATTGATGTAGTCATTTTCAATAGCATCTCGAACGGCGCAAATGGGGCATTGGTCACTGCCGTCCTCTTTCTGATTGAAAACAGAAAGACCAAGCATTTTTGTCGCCTGCCCCATAATCATCCAATTACACGACATCAGCGGATCAAAAGGCGCATCAGGATTGCCTTGCAACTCTTCTTGCACAACCTCTATTGCTTCTTCGCTGGTCTTAGCCACAAGATGTGAAAGTCCGCGCTCTTCTATGGCTTTTCGGAGGCGATCCCAATGAACTTGACAAATGCACATTTTCAATTTACACTTTCAAGTAGCTTCTTCATATCGTCCGTATCTTCTTCGGAAGCAAATCCGAGATTATACAAGGCGAATGCTTCGGCAAAGAACTCTGAGCTGTTAGCCAGCGCATATCCGGATGGTGCTTTGTCGGGCATAATCGTTGCAAACATCCAGCGCGGCTTACTCCACGCTCGTACTGCTTGCTTCAGCGCCTCTTCAATGACGTGGCCGAATTCGTGTACCAATACGTGAAGAGGTTCAGATACCATCGGGCCGTGCCAAAGAATCTCTTTGCCATCTACTTCAATCGCAGCATCTCGCTTTGCGGCGTCATTGATTCGATCCGGCGCACCAGTAAACCAGTAGGAGTTGAGCCGGATGATTCCATTCGGAAAAGCTGCGGCCATGCTGGTATCGTGACCGCGGGGCTCATAGAGTTCTACTCGATTAAGTTTGGCGAAAGGGTAGCGCTTTAACAGCCCTTCGTAAACAGCTGGGATCTGCTCTTGAAAGGTTGGATGCGCATTGTTGAGTAGGAATTCAACCATCTTCAGGTAAAGGAGGCAATCCCATTGCACAGGGCTGCTTTGAACAATACTGACAATTGCGTGTATCTAATTTGCAATCGGGACAAGTCATCCGTTCTTGCTGGATCTCTTTCAAACGCTGCGCAATCGCAGGAGCATCATTCGCAATGTAGTCCATCGGAATCTTTACTTAGGAAAAAGGGAAGGTAGGAAGACTGGGGAGCCGGCCTACCTTCCTAGTTTAATGGGAGGAAACAGTCCATGCGGGTTTCGGACCGCATCTTCACAAAGCGCCCTCCGTGAAGTTCGTGAAGATCAGCAGGTCTTTTCTTCAGTCTGCTGATCTTGATTCGTATTCTCCTCGTTGGGAGGGGGATCTTCGGATCCTGGCTGAGGATTTTGGTTTTCAACTACGGGCGGCGGATCTTCTCCGTTGGGAGGAGGTGGGTCTTCGGGATCGCCGGGAGGAGGATCTCCAGATCCGGTAACTACTCCGGTTGTTCCGCCATCGGGATCAAGCGGGGGGCGCGTTGATGCGGCCTGCTCTTCTTCTTCCTGATCACCCCTTTCCATCTCAGCTCGCTTGGCATCAGCCCAACCAAACATCTCTTCCACTCGATCAATCCAGTTGTGGAAAGCACTCTTGACATGAGCCGGCATGCCGTAAGCGTTGCTCAGTTGCGTCTTGAGGTCTTCTGCGGTTTCGTGAGCCATTGCTAGTTCCTTCTCTTGTGGAGATGAATAGAACGGATAGTTGTAAGCAGTTTAGTTGACTGTCGCAATCAGCCTCTGCGGGATAGGCATTCTTTCAGCCGTCTGAGGGATCCTGCTACCCGTTCTAACTGTTGTCACGGATCTTCTTTCGGAAACGGCCTCGGCGTCCCGCTGACTACTGCAAGCATGTTGTAGAATTGCTTAGCAGCTTTGTCTAACGGAAGCCCAGGAGGAATATGTACTGCGCCGGTCTTGGTATCAATCGTAATCCCGGATCCAAACGTAATTGAAGAGTAGGGTTGTGGGATACTTGTGACTGTAGCGACTGATCCAGTTCCGATTGTTGTGCTATCGAGGCAATTTACTGGATGATTCTTATTGCAGTCCGGTAGCGGTGCTGGGCTGATTTGCGCAAGAGCAGAAGCAGCAAGTAGAATTCCAGTTGCGGCTAATACGCCTTTCATCTTGGAAAACTTGCTACTTCTTCTTGAATGCGTCGTACGCAAAGATCCGCAACAGCATTATGAGCTTCTCGAAGCTTTACTCGGAATCCTTCATCACCCGCATGCCATGTGTAGAACTTGATTGCGCCTTCAGATGCATTCTTGATGCCGGGACGGCGCAGGTAGATTTTGTAGTTCTTTCCGGTTGCCCAAGATACATAGCTCCCAGGCGTCTCGGGAATCTTTTCGAGAAATGCGAGATAGTCATCGGGATGCATCGATCCGCAGAAGCTACAGACTCGATCGCCATTCGGTAACGTATCCCACTTATCGGGACCGGGGAAAGCATGATCTGCTTGCGGATTGCTTTCTCGACTACCGCAGCGGTGCTCTTCGCTCATGATCAGCCGCCGCGGCGGCTGATGTTGCCCAAAGCTGCATCTTCTTTCGCACGGCCAACAAGTGGCGCATCCTTCTGATCTAACGCCTTGCGCACTGCTTGTCTTCCGGTGCGATCGATTTTGTCGGACATAATGTCCTGAACCATCTGATCCACTGCTTTCTCGCTATCCGTTACAACAGATTCGCGGCCGGGTTGTTCTTCTATAAATCCGCCGAGATGGCGTTGGGTGAATTCATCTTGAATCGGCACGGGGACAAACTTCTCAAACAATGCTTCTAGATCCCAAGTGTATGTCCTTTTGAGTAAAACGCCGGGACAGGCTAACGCATCTGCTTGCGTTTCATGAAGCTTGTCACACTTGCCGCATACATAAGTTTGCATCTCTTCTCACATCCTACGGCAGAACAGGGACAGAATAACAACGGCAATTGATCAAAAATCCGGGCGTAATATGTTGCTTCACCTCGGGATCGAACCACCCCGTACTGACCTTATACCTCTGTCCATCATTCTTTACGTGAGATGGTCTCGGTTCCCTTCCTGCATGACTGTGCCGCCAGATTGCCTCTTCAATTCCCAACTCTTGGAATCTTACTTTCTGCAACTGACCGGTGGCTTTGAAATTCTGATCCCTCGCAATCAGCTCTGCTCTCTTCTTTGTAAGCTGATATGTCTTCTGAATATCCTGATACAACTGATGCAGATCTCTTCCTGCTGCAACTGATCGCATCGTTGCTTGTTCGATCCGTCCCAAGTACTCCTGGGGAATCGACTTAATCAACTGAACGTTTTCGTGGACGATAGCACTTAACGCTTCTCTCATCGGGGCTGTCATCTTGAACTCAACTGACATCCCACCTTTCTTCAAAATCTTCTTCAGCTCAATATCTGATCTACTAGCAACTGATCTACTGAAATAACGAGCCAATTCAATCGCCATCTGATTGAACTTACTATTCCATCTCTTCTTCAGTTGATTCAGTGCTTTCTGCAACTCTTCTGCTGCTGTATCGAAAGCCAACGTTGGATTTATCAATTCCCGTTGATTTTCAGTCTTCTTAAACTTTGCCGTTAGCCAATAATCAATAGAATGATTCATCTCGTTAATTAACTTAACGAGTTGCTTTCGATACTGATCGGCTATCTGAATGCTTGATTGTACGCCCTGTTGGCTTTCTCTTGATCTTGATCTCGGTTTCGCATCTAGGGCCATTCTGCGGGAATCGTGAACTACTCTTCCACGATAATCAACCGCAAACTTACTTTGATACGGTTTGGTAAAGTTTTTTCCGAGTCCGATCATGTTAAGTTGATTCTACTCTTCTTCATCTTCTGGAAGGGGGACCTTCTCTCCGACTTTGCTTGGTGTTTTAGTTGATTCGGCTTCAGAGTCGTAATCAACTTTGTCACCAATAATCATCATGAAACCATCGCTCATGCGAGCATTCGGTTTGTCACTCATATCGTCACCATCCGTACTATGTGCTGCTCTTTCCCATATACGTTTATTTTCTCTATTTCGAAAACTTCGAATGATTGGCCATGACGGAGAAGCACTTCGTCTTCATTATGCCCCGAAATTGTGTCAACTCCAATTGCTTTCGTACCCTTCTTTACTACCATCTCAAAATATGTGTTTCCACTGAAAGCTGCTTTATTAGCAAGACTGGTTGAGATGAAGCCGTCTTTGGTAAATCTGACTGGAATGCCAGATTTCAACGTCTCGGCCCATTTTGCAACCATATCAGCAGGAACCATTTCTCCGCGGCGAACTATGACATCTTCTGTTGTAGCGGAAGATTCATGCTCGAATGCTTCATCCATCGCATCGATTTTCTTTACAACAGATGGATTTGCTGAACCCCATTTGCGAAGGGCTTCGTTGATTTCATCATAAGCAGAACCTGTATAACTTGAAAAAGCACTTCTTGCTGTTGAAGGTAGATTGTCCCAGAAATTACTCTTCAGAGAAGGAACAGCAGCGCTTGCGCCTTCTGCTTTCGTACTGGAAAACTGCTTTGCTTTTGCGTAAGCTTCTTTAGCTCTCTGATATCGCTTGGAGCTTACTGGAGGAGTGGAGAGGTTTTCTTCTGGCTTTGGCGCTTCCGTTGAAGCAGGAGCATTTGCACCGAGCTCTTTTAGGAGCTGCATTCCATATTTGTATGTGAACGAAGAAGGATTATGCAGTCCGATTTGAGCTTTAAGAGAAGTAAGATCACCAGCTTTTGCTAAAGCGTAAAGCTTCTTCTGATTTTCGGAATCGGGGTGCGGCTCTGTCAGCTTTGGCGGCTCTTTCTTGGTGGGAGCTGCTCCTCCTTCCAAATCCTTCAGAAGCTGCTTTTGGTATGCTTGGGCAGATTCACTTATAGGACTCATCTCTTTAAGAGATTCGAGATCGCCCGAGAGGGCAAAGTTAAACATCTTTACTTGATAGCCGGAATGCGGATTTGGGGGCAGCGTAATCTTCCCTACCGCCTGAGCGGCTTTCGTTTCGGAAGGCTTGGCTCCAGTCTTCTTCGCCTCATCCAAAATTGCCTGAAGCTGCTTATTCCCATATCCCTTCTGAACAAACTTGTTATTGAGGTAATGGGCGAATTCATTATTGGTTGTTGCTTTGCTTACGCTACCGGTAAAGCCGACCGAATGTCCAGAAGGATGATGATACAACTCTGTTTGCGTGGTTGATTCGGGATGCTTCGCAAAACCAGCATACTTGAGTAAATCAACCATGCCCGCATGCGCGCCGCCGTTTGCAGTAAACTTCCCTTCTTCGTCACGCGGATGAAGATGCTCTTCCCACTTACTGCTTTTGTCCATCGCAGTATCATGTGCAAGCTGGGCAACACGTCGGGCGATATCATCTCGACGCGCAATCAACTTAGAAGTCATTGACTTCTTTTGCGCAGCGTCTCCGGGACCAAATTCTTCTACAAGTTTTTCAATCTTCTCATTCGGGATTGAAGTAACCTTCTGCGCAGATTGCTTAAGTTGCGCATCCGTCATAGATCCAAAAACATTGTAGGCTTGCGGATTGCTGGAATCGCGAAGGCTTGTCCACTCGTTTGCCTTATCGCCGAATGCGCCGCCTTTGGGACTCCCTTGCGCGCGATAGAGAAGAGATCCACCGGGATCAAGCGTGGTCATCTTACCATCGACCATTCCCTGATTATCGTATTCTAATCCCGCCGCATCCCAGTTTGCCAACCAAACGTGGGTTGCAAAATTCTCTTGTGCCTCTTTCTTCTGATCGGGATCTTTACGGTTAATCAGAGATACGCCGGGCTTCCATTCGGTTGCCGTCCCAATCTTTCCTTCGCCTAATTCAACTGGAATGGCATCGAGAATGGGAGAACCAGCAGCCTGGTACAAACGAGATGCCAAGATTTCATTCTTGGCATGGTCATTCGACTTACTCAGCTTTACGTAGTACTGCTTTCCGTTCGAATCTTCATACTTGCCGCCGGGATTGGAACCAAGCTGTCCGCCGACCTTCTTCAATCCGCTAAGAGGGATTGCGGACGAAGAAGCTCCTCCTCTGCGTGTTTCAAGTGACTTGCGGCGCGCTTCTTCAGTCCAAGCATCAAAAGATTGTGAAGCAGCCGGATCCTCAATTGTCTCTACATCAAGGGTAGTCCTACCATTCTTGGATTCGCTACTTCCTACAACTTTAAACTTACTCCCTCTCGGAAGCAGAACTTCTTGCTCGCCGGATTGCTCTGCTTCCGAGAGCAGGGGCTCTACATAAACTGCTTTTTGTCCTTTTGCGACCTTGATGTTTAATAGAACGGGAACGGCATCTCCTTTGCCGTTGTTATCAGCAAATTCAGTAGCCGTTGCTTTAGTAAAAGATGTAGAAGGGAATCCTGGATTTTCCATTATTCCAGTTTTAAGGATTTGTGCAATTTGATCGGGCTCAAGGCCAAGTCCGCGATAAACAGTAAAATCTTCCGTCGCAACAGCCCCTGGACTATCAAAAAGCTTATCTAAGCCGCTTACAACTTTCTTTACAGAACCGCTAATCTTTCCGCCCGCAGATAAATCAGAATTTAAGACTTCGTAAAATTCGGATTCAACATCTTTATACTGCCGTAGGCTCTTTACAGCGGCTGATGGAAAACCCTTCTTGTAGGCTGAAATCTTCTTTGTTCCGAACTTTCCTAAGTTTTCAGAAAGAGCAAGATATTCTTCTCTCTCCTCAAGTCTATTCAAAGTTCCCCAATTCGAATCTGCTTCTTCATTTCTTTCTTTGAATTTCTCTCTATAAAGATCGGGATTATCATTTAATAGAATAGCTTCTTCTTCATTCTCGGGCTGCGAGGTAAGTAAGCCTCTTCGCATCGCGTCTTTTTTTAGTTGAGCAACCGTAAAGCCGGCTTGATGAATTTCAGCTATTGCCCTGTCAGGATCGCCTATAAGAAGAAGTGCTTCATTTTGAAGCAGATTATCTATGTAATCTGAAGCCGCTGTTCTATTCTTCCGTTCTTTCTTTAGTTGCTCGCCGTGCTCAATTGCGCGCGTAATATCTCTTTGCTTCTGTGCTTCTCGCGCCGAAGCTCTTTCGGCTTCTCTTTTCTTCCGGCTTTCTGTTTCTTCGGAGGTTTCCGGGCCCAACTCTGAAAGAAGCTTCTTTCCGTAGACTGCGATGTGAGATTCCGGATTATTCTTGCCGTATGTTTCAATATAACTTTCGATCTGAAAGCGATCTCTCCTCTTAGCAGCATCATATAGAGAATTTGTAATAATTCCCTGATCTTCTGGAGGCGTTAGTTTCGCTTCGCTACCGCTCCCAGCGCCTTCTGAAAACTGCCCGGGATTTTCAGGATTGCCTCCTCGGGGATGATCGTTTTCATTCCATTCATCATGAGCAGCAGTAAAGCCGCCAGTTGCCCCTCCGCCAAAGTTAGCAGCTTGAGATTCAACGGTTCGCTGCTCGCGGTTAGCAATCTCAGGTTGATCCTTCGGTGCGATAGGACCCTTTGCGCCTTCTCCTTCAGGACCGCCCTCTCCTCCTTCACCGCCTTCCTCTTGCTCCTCCTCCATCTGCTGGCCCGGAGCCTCTCCTTCAGAGAGATCAAGATTGGTGTAGGGAGAATCGGGATCAGCGGCTCTTGCTTCGCGTCCTTCTTCTGGCGAAATTATACCTGACGCAATATCGGTTTCGATAATCTGTGCTTTGGTAAGTTGGATTGCACCCTTACCGGCTTCATCCAACTGCCACAGATCATTGAAATGGAAGATAATGTCGCGATCAACCTCTCCCCACAAAGACATCTGTGCGATATCAATAATTGTGGTCAGCGGTTCGCGAAGGAGAGATTCTTGGAAAGCTTTGATTCGGTCGTAATAGAGCCGAATGATTCCTTCTGAATCTGCATTCAATCCGGCCGGCTGAATCCCAAGCAGCTTAGCGGTCGGTATTTGAGCAACAGATGCTATGTGCTCTTGGGCCTGGGCAACCAGTTCATGCAGGCCGCCTAATGATGCAGAAACATTCTTGAAATCTTCTGTGGCTTTGTTGAGAACCAACAGACCCATGTTATCACGAATGGCGTTGAAAGTCTCAATCCGCTCGTACAACTCATTCCCAGATGCCATCGATATTGAACTAACATCCAACGTCGTCATCAGCACCATTGTCGAGAAGCCGTTGAGAAGATCGGAAGCTGAAGTCCTATCTCTCAGCCAGAAGTCAACATAGGGCTTTGCCATCTGAGTCATACTCAGCCCGCCGAATGAATACGCAGGCTTGAGTAGATCGGGGACAGGACGGCCAATGAATGTGATCAATCTTGTACGATGGACTTCCGTTCCCATCACAAACCAAGTCGTCGGATTATACCAATCCCTACGCAGAGGCTGCGATGCATTGTACTGATACGGATAGGTCCACATTGGCTCGATTGATACGAGTCGCTCTAAGCTTCCTTTCTTGATCTTTGCTTTGGAAGCATCGTCTCTTCCATTGCCAATCGAGGTGCGCAGTTCTGAAGTAGAGGCTGAGTTTGTTCCGACTGCTTCGATATCTACTCCGAGATCAACATAAATCTGTCCGCGACCCTGGAAGCCGTCGTTTTCAATTCCCGACTTGAACGCAGCCTTCAACTTGAGATTGTCAAGATAATCCTCTAGTTCTGCAATCTTATCGGATTTGTCGGCTTTTGAGTTCTTTGCTGTATCGAATCGAATCCATTCACGCGTCATATCCGATGCAAGCGTCTCGGTAATGACTCGATATTCCGCTCTCTGCGCAAGAACCGCTAATACGCCGTAACCTAAGAATTGCTGCCCTTCTGCATAAGAAGATGCGTAATAGTTTGATCCGCCGACAAAGTTACCAATGGCGCCATCCGACCACCCCCATTCATCCATGGCCAACTTTTTAGCATCTTGCCCTTTCGGGAGGACGCCGGGAGGTGGAATAGCAGGGGTGAAGAGTTTGATAAACTTTTCTTTTGAAATCCTCTTGCGCGGACTTGCGTTTGATAATGCACGCAGAGCCTGATACGCAGAAATTCTCTGTTGGACTTTCTGCGCCTCTTCAGCAGCTTTCTTCTGTTTCAGATTAGCTGAAACAGTAGGAGCAGATCCAACAACATTGAGAGGAGATCTAGCCATAAAAAGTTAAAGATTTCTCTTGATTTCTGTTTGCAGATCGTCTATAACAGAAGCATAAGCAATGGTGCTTACAGAATCGGAAAAATGAAAATCACCACAAGAAAAATTCAGGGCAGACAGTTTCATATCTACAAGTCTGAATCCCGTGAAATTAGATTGGCGGATGCTGGAAACAACAGCTGCGGCGATCGACTGGGGTGGTACTTTACCGTATTCGGCGAAGGTTTGCACGCAGCAGGTGTCGATAGTCGCAGCAGCGGAATCTGGTATGAAACTCTTGATCAAGCCTTTGCAATAGCGCAGAAAATTTAAGCAGCTAGCCTCTGCTGAGCATCTACCCCAGCCCCTATCCTAGGATAGGGGCTTCCTTTTTGAGCGCATGTACGACGCTGGGACGAGCAGCACGCTAGCGAAGAAGCGGTCGTTCCAGCCCTACAAAATTGAGGAGCAGCAAGATCAGAATCAGACAGCCGATTACAACGATGATGACGCGCGCAACTTGCGCAAATGGCGCCGGCATTGGTAGCTGCGAAACGACATAAAGCGCCAGCCATATGATGACGCCGACGATCAGCAAGTAGATCAGAAGATAGATCAAAGATGTTATCATATTTTTACGCGTCCCATTCTGTTCCGACCAGTCTGCACAAGGCGCTGTCTGAGTTGGCGAGGAAGAATGAATGTATTGTTGCTGTCAATCAACATATGAAAAGCGCTGCTTAATGCATCGACTTGATCATCATGGACGCCGGATGGAAAAGCAGCTAACTCATCAAGAAATGATTTGTTCCAAACGCCTTTGATGATGTCAACATTTCCGATGTTGCACTGGGAAGCAACTGGGGCGGCTCTTGTGCCTTTATCGCCTGATTCTGGGGCGCTCTCGTAAATGTAGCCGGCCAACTTGCGTGCATAGTAAATAGATTGATGAACACCAGCTTGTCCTGGATCGCGAGGCATCCAAATCCGGACTTTCTTTCCATCCTGCGCAGCGGTGTTAATAATCATCCTTTCTACTTCTTCCGGAGCACCTCGAACCGACTTGATATCTTCTACGATATAACGCCCAAGAGAAGTCTTCGTAAGTTTAAGACCGCGCGTCCAGTCTGGATCTTTTGTTCCTGTCTTTCTCGTTGCAGCAAGATCCCAAGCCCGGACTGTGTCGCCGCCATCGGCTGGAACTGCATCCAAAACTGAAATCATATGCGTCTTGAAGATTGACCCATCTAAGGGCCGAGGATGCTGCTGATACTGCGCAGTCCATTCTCGCATCGCCCCTGATTTTTCCAACCGAACCTTAATGTCGGAAAGATCAGAAGCGTAATTGTAAGTATCATCTCCCCAGAGGAATTCGCCGGGCTCTCGTCCTAACGGATCATCTTCTTCTGCTTCTGCGGGAAGCGAAAGAACAAACCAATCATCTGGTTGTGTCTCAAGAAGTCGTCCCGCAAGATCATCCTCGTGCCAACGCGTAAGAATTAGAATGATACTTGCGTAGGGCGTAAGGCGTCTTTCAAAACTGCCAAGATACCACTGCCAAACTTTGTGGCGCGCGCCTTCTGAATCTGCTTCTTCACGTCCTTTAACCGGATCATCAATTATTCCAATGTCGGCCCGGTAGCCGGGGATGGCTGTTCCGACGCCTGCGGCGAGATAAGACCCGCCATTTGATGTATACCAACGATGCTTGTTTTCGGATCGGAGATGAAAAGAAAGGATTTCTTGATTGTCTGTAACGTAACGCTGTATCTTTTCTGAAAAGTCAAGAGCCAAATCTGTCGTATGACTCGCGCCAATGATGTTCAGGTTCTTTCTGCGTTGAAACATATGCACAGGAAAAAGATGGCTGGCATACGTAGACTTCGCAGAACCCGGCGGCATGAAAATCATCAACCGCTTGATAGCGCCGTTTGCGACCTCTTCGAGATATTCAATCAGAAGGCGATGGTGGGCGGCTGGCTTGTAACCTTTCTCTTTCTGCGCCTCAATCGTCCAACTCTCGAGATCAACTTGGCACTTCGCAATCCACTCTTTTCTTTGCTGTAACTCTTGCGCTGAATTTGGATTGAGAACGCCGGTGCGTTTTCTCGCAGCGGCCAACGAAAGCAGTTTTAGTTTCGCAATACGTGATAGCTCTTGCAGCTCAGGGTTAATCGAATACGACATTCAGAGCTCAGCGGAATGCGTAGTGCGAAATTGAACCCCATGAAATTTTGTGCCCAGGCGGGAGAGGATCAGCGCCTGCTCTCTGTCTATCTGGATCGATGAAAAAACTAACAATGGGTTGCTCTTTCTGCAAGTAGCGGGCTTTCTGCCATTGTAGCCTAAATCGTTTTGAAACTTCCCAAATAGTTGCAGGACAAATCCCAAGCCATTTTGCTGTCTGTACTGCAGAGCGTCCCGAAGCAGCTTCGTCTTCTAGCATAGCCACAAGTTCTTCCGTCCAGATGATTTTCTTACCATGCTCTCGGTACAACTTAGGCGGAGGATCTGTTCTTGAAGGAATGAAGACGTGTTGTGGAACCATATTCATCGAAAGAAAGTCTCAGGTTTTCAAACGTGTTCTTGTTGATTGCAGGGGAGAAACCGTTTCGACTTCGGCTTCAATCGTCTTCCCGCGATAATCACTCTGGTGAATAAACCCCCGAGCTTCTGCTTCTGAGAGCATCGCGTCAAGTTCATCGGGGGCTAGATCGCTAAAGTCTGCATTCCAAATTGGCTTACGTGGGCGGATGAAGCCGAGCAGTTGCGAAACCTGCTCCATTCCCTTGCTACGGTTACTGTTGAGTTTAAACTCAACCGAGCCGTCGCCGTTAACTTTGATCCCATCGAATATCAACTGAGCACCATAGCTCAACTTCGACAGATCAACTTCTTCAATTCGTGGCTTACCTTTTCCGTTGCATTCGGGGCAACTATGATCTGAATTCGTTTTGTACCCAAGCTCTTCCCATTCAGGTCCACGCATCGGATCTTTCATCTGATCAAATCCGGTGCCGCCCTGCTCATCCAGCATTGGCCGTTCGTTTGGTTCTAAATGTCTGTGAGCTAACTGATGCTTGAGTTGAAGTTCACGGAATTCGTTGGGAGTAAATTGATAAAGATTGTCCTGTCCCCAGCAGAATCGGCAGCAGCGCCACTTAACAGGATTGAATTCGCGCGCATCGGCAGTCGCCATTGACCACCAATACTTAAGGACTTCGTCAACTTCGATTTGTGAGCGTTGACGTCTTTCTGCTATCTCGTGATGCAGGGCCATCAACACGTGAGGCCGACGCAACATCATCGAAGCTTGTTGATGAGCTGATCGCTCGTTCAGCCCTGCTCGAATACCTGCTTTTGTTGCGTTAAAGTCTTTCAGGTATTCGTGGACCAGTCTCATCTCTTTGGGATCGAGAAGAGCTTGTCCAGACTCAACTCTGATTTCTGAGGCTGTTTGGCGAACTGGCCTGTTGAGAGTTGGT